TGGTAACCGACAGCAGCGAGGCGTGAACCCGATACAATGCATCAGGGGTCAGCTGCTTACCGTCGTCAGTCGCATACGGGGTTAAGGGTTCATCAGCCTGTGGATCAAAGATGGTCCCACTCGGGCCGTGATTGACCCTCATCCCCGCACCACCGCCAATGGAGATCTGAAACTCTTCCCAACCTTCAAGCTTGTTGTTGACCGAGTTTTTCAAATCCACCAGTGCCTTCAGCTGCCTACCCAGCACTACCTTGGCGGAGCTGAAGAAGCGCATCATGACTTTCGCACCGGTACGGATCAGCTTAATCAGTGCTTCCAGCGCTGCACGTAGCATAGCGCCCACCGACTCCAGCCCGGCATCAAGCACGTACTGCCCG